GATGAGTTGGAGTAGATAATGATACAAGTATATATAGATGATTATTTAATCCCCGATTCTGATATTATAAAAATAGAAACTGTTTCTCAGGAAAGGCTTTCTTTTAGTTTTTCAAATATCATATCAGCTAAGATGTCAATAGATCTCAATAATATTGATAGAACAAAATATGATGAAGAAATTCAAGGGAGCTTATTATTTAACAATTGGTTTGATAGAAACATCAGATTATATGATACACAGTATAAAATAACTACCTGGAACGGTAGAATTAAAAACCTCAAAAGAGATGATAAGAAGAAAACATTAGCAATTGAAACCAGCAATTTCATTAAAGAAATTGTAGATACTAATTGCATTCATAGTTCCGGGGTTTTGAGTGATAAAACACCTTCCGAAATCATATATGAATTATTATCTTTAGTAGTTGGAATACCGGAATATGCAATCAATAAAGAATCTTTTGATATAGCCCACGCTATTCAAGCAGCAAACAGTGGTTATATTTTGATTCAATATGATACCGCGAGTAATATTAAATGTTCTTCAGTCATTTCAGAAATATTAAAAATAACATCATCATTCCTATACACAAAGAACAATATAATTTATTACAAACCTTTTGTTCTTTATAATGGTGAAGCCAATTTAGAAATTACAGAATCTGAAATTGTTTCTAATGCTCTTTCGACAGGGTATAATACAGATAATATATTTAATGATTACTATATTGCATATTTAGACTCAGAGTCTAATGTTAATTTCTTAATCCCGCAAACACTCCCGGAACATATAGGGCTGTCAAGACAGATGTATGGGACGAAACAATTCATTGTACCTGATAAAGATCAGAAAAGCACATCTTTAAATGATTATCGGATATTGTTTAAATCTATTGATTCTGCACAGTATTTCGGGGATCTTATCATTGAAAGATCATTCAATAAGAAGAAAGAGATTCAATTTAATCTTTCTAAAAAGCTGATTGATAAAGTTTATTTAAACACACATATTGATGTTAGTTATATGAACTGGATTCGGGAACCTCTTAGAGTTGTCGAGAGAAAGATTCAAAAAAATACAATAGAAATTAAAGCCGAAATGCTGAACTATCCTTATGAGTATGTTCAAAGACATACTATTCCACCTGAAGCTGTTGAAATAGTAAATGTATTCAGTGTTGAAGATACTTTAGTTTTAAAATTCACTCAAACAAATATTTCTGCTGATTTAATAGATGAATATATGATTTATTTTTCTGAAAATATTTATGAGTGGGATAAACATTTCTGCAATCAGGGAATATCACCTTTAACACTTAGAAATTATGATATTGTTGATGGTTATATTTTAGCAACTTTTACTGGTTTTAATATAAATAAAGATTATTATTTCAAAGTAAAAGTCAAAGACCTTTATCGGAATGTCAGTAAAGATTCAAATATTGTTAAGTATAATCATTATATAAACTCTTTTGAAAATGCTTATAGAACAGAAGGACATATTTTAAAAGGTATTTATATAACACCTGATAATCCTTTTTCAGGAACTGCACCTGATTTTTCAAAGTATGATTCAATGGATTATGATGAAGGAAATCATTCTCCTGTTTATGGTGAATATATAACCCAGGTCTTTAAGAGTGAAACGGGTTTTAAGAACTTCACTTTCTTTACTAAATACTTATCCAGAAATGATTCAATCAAAATCTTTAAGAGAACACAGAATGAAGATAATTCTTTTAATGAATGGGGAGAATATTATTTAATCAATGGTGAAGAAGTTTTAGATACTGAAGGGGCTAAAAGAATTCAATTCAGGTTCTGGTTTAATGTTCCCTTATTAGGTTCTAATGATTTAATCTATATAACAAATTATGAGGAAATATAAATGAGTTTTCAAAACATACCAATAAGAAGCGGTGATGATTTAAACAGTTCAACTGATATTAATCAACTTATGGAAAACATAAGGGTTTTATCAGGCAACGGAACTTTAGCACCTGAGAAGAATTTAACAGAATTGAAAGATGAAGCTTCAACATTAAGAAATGAACATGATACACTTAAAAGTGATTTTGATAATAAAAGAACCGGTGCTGTTGTATTAGGAGGATTTGATTATTCTGCTTACGCTAATACTCATACTGGAAATTATGTAGGGGCAATTAAAAAGGCATCAACATATACTGGTAAGATATATAGTCTGGGGATGCTGTTATCTTCTTCTCCTGTCGGGTCTAAAATTAAAATGGCTATTTACTCAGATACGGGCGGACAATACCCATATCAACTTTTAGGAAAGACTGAAGAGTTTATAGTCCCTTCTTTTACAGGACTATTTGAAACACCAATTATTATGGATTTAGATGAACCGGTAGAAGTTGTAAGAGGAAATGTATATTGGGTTACATTTTTATCAGATCAAACACTAACTATATATTCAGCACATTCAACTGGAAGAGTCAGTTTAGGGTTATATTATTCAAGATCATATAGTTTAGAATTTGAAGATACCTTCCCTTCAGGCGGTACTGCCACTCATCCTTTTAGACTTGGGGGGATAGCATAATGAGTTATACACACATACCTACAAGAACCGAAAATGATTTAAACTCTTCTGCTGATGTTAATCAACTTATGGAGAATATAAAAGTTATATCAGGGAATGGAGAACAAGCCCCTGAAAAGACTATAACTGAACTTTTAGCTTATGTTATAGATTTACAAGAAAGATTATTAGAAGCTGAAACTGAATTAAGTGATTTTAGACCTGCTAAGTTATTTCAAGTTCAACATAAACTTTCAGGGGCTACTGGTTCTGGAACTTTTACTGCCGGTGCCTGGAGAGATAGACCACTTAATCATGTTGCGATAAATGAAATCACAGGTGCTTCTTTTGATTCATTAACTTCAAAGATAACACTACCTGCTGGTAAATATGAAGTCAGTGGTGTTAGTTATGCTTTTTATTGCAATGCTAACACAGCAAGACTTTACAACATAACTAAAGATGAAGTTATAATTATTGGAACAGCTGGTTTATCTTATCCAGCAGGGGGATATAATAATTCAGGTAGTGAAATATATGGGAGGTTTGAATTGACAGAAGAAACTGAAATTCAACTTCACCACTGGTGTCAAACTACAAGAACTACAGATGGTTTTGGTTATAGAAATGTAGCTTGTATTGATGATACTGATGCAATTTACGCAGATTTTAAATTCTGGAAAATAGGTTAAAATATGAGTTATATACCAATACCTACAAGAACAGAAAATGATTTAAACTCTTCAGCAGATATAAATCAGTTAATGGCTAACATAGATTATCTTAAAGAGAGATTAGAAAACTATCCCTTAGAAAACTTATATACTATTGGAGAAAGATATATTCAACTTCCAGAACCTGATGGAACATTCAGTTCTGCTAAATCCCCTGAATTTAAATTTGGTGGTGAATGGGCTTGTATTTTTGATGAAGAAGGTGTGTTTTTCAAAACTGAAGGTCATGAGCCAACACAATATTATAAAGCTGATTCTGCTGGAACTCCTACATTAACCCCTTACAGAAATGCTAATGGATTAGCAGAAGATAAAATTCAATATATCACAGGGGATTTGAGAATATGGGGAGCAGCTGCAGGACCAAGTTCTTCTTATGGAACAGGGCAAGTTAGATTTATCCAAAATACAGGAAACAGGTATAGGTCAGGAGTGGGGGGAAATGCACCTTTATTCACAATAAGCCCGATATATTCACCATACAATAAATCAACTTCCAATTTAGATGGGAGAACAGAGCCAACAAATAGACTTATGAGAATATGGGAAAGGGTAGCATAATGAAATATATACTGTTAAAAGATAACAAACTTACAAAACTTATAGCTTCTCAAAAATCCAGAACCGAATTAAATCAAGTTCTTCAATCTTTATATGATTATGATACTATTCTTGAAGTTCCTGAAGATTTTCAACCAAGAATTGGTGCTGATATAAATGAATATGATGAAAGCTTAAAATATAAATCACAGGAACAAAGAATTATTGAAGGGTTTATTCCAGTTCCAGAAGGCTATGAAATTAAAGATGGGGAAATTATTGAAATAAAAGAACCAGAAAAGACCCCTAAAGAACTATTAGCAGAGAAGAAAGAACAAGCAATAAGAGAATTATCAGATAACTGCAATGATAAGAGAATTGAAATTATAGATGATAAAAGAATTATGAATGTCTTAACAGGTGCCACAACAGGTTATCCTGAATATATGACTGCTGAAAATGTTGGAAAGGTTATAGAATTATTTAAAAATATATATCATACTTATAAACCGCAAATTGAAACAGCAAAGAGTATTGAAGAAGTTGAAGGGGTAGTTAAGGGAATAGTTTTTCCGGATTTAGATTATATAACATCTGTAATAAAGCAGGAGGCCTGATGAATATTAATATTGATTTCTCTCTTTTTATCCAGGGATCTGCCTTTATTGTTTTTGTCCTTGTAATGTGGAAAAGCAATAAAAACGGCTTTAAGGCTCTCGAAGCAAGCTCCCAGGGAGGCTTTGAAAAGGTTGATCTGAAATTTAACAATCTCATTGCAATATTAGCTCTAGAGAGAGACGGGGTGAAAAAGGATCTGGAGGATCTAAATAGTGAGGTAAAAGGGATAAAAACACAATTTAAAGGTGAAATATATCCCCGGCTTAATGCTGCAGAGAGAAAAATTGACAAAAATTGTCGGGCTTTGATGGACTTTAAGGATTTCTGCAATGAAAGGCATCAGAATTTAAAAGCTAAAGAGACATAATCAGGAGGTGGCAGAATGATTATTGAAGATTATGAATTATGCAGAATCTACAGGTGCCCGGCGCGGCGTGTAAATAAAATATACCACAGCACTGACCGCAATATTCAGAACAGCCTTGATACTGTTGAGGAGATAGTTGTCCATCATACTGACGGGGGAGGTTCCTGGCAGGGACTCAAAAGCTGGTATAAAAACCCTGGTGCGGAAAAAAAAGAACTCTTCAGCAAGCATATAGGTTTTACTCATTTCTATATTGAGCGGGGCGGGGACGTTTATAAGGCTTTTCCGCTTACAAGATGGATGCATCACTCCTGTTCCGGGGCTTATGACCGCAAAACAATAGGAATTGAGCTTTTTCACAAGACAGGGCCCTTTACGGGGATGCAGTATGAGTCTCTGGCGCGGGTAATAGAAGATACTCTGCAGCACTGCAGCAATATCCACCGTATTACCGGACACGATTACAATTATATGAAATACGCGGGACGGGCTAAGGGGTGCCCTTCTTCTGATTTTGACTGGAGGAGGCTTCAAGCGGACCTTGTCAGGAAAGATTTGTTTTTTACTTTTAAATTTGATCTGGAGGATGCTGCATGAGTTTCTTAAAAATTTTCACTCAGCGGGATGGGGAAACAAAACCTATCAAGGTTCTGATAACCGCAACCTGGTTCTTTCTGTTTCTTGTATGGGGGCTTTTTATTGCCGCTATTGTTCTTCATTTGTGGTTCGATAAAGATCATTTGTCTCTTATTTATATAATGTTTAAGGGGATTGCCGGACTTTTGGCTCAGCTGATGGTGACTTTAACCGCGGATATTGTAAGTAAAAAGCTTCCGGATAAAAAAGGAGCCCCTTTGAGCCGGGGGGAAGTATGATTATACGGGCTGTAATTGCCTTAATTCTCCTTGTTTCCGGATTTTTGGCGGGGTGGAGGCTTGCGGATCCGGGCGTGGTTGAGGTTAAAACCACGGAAGTGAGGTACAACACTGTTGAAAGGGATATCTCTGCAGTACCTCTTCAGGAGCTCCAGAGAGAGCTTCTGTGCTACTGGAATGCCTTTCCTTTACTTGATATAAGACATGAATCAGGGAATTTGTATACACTCTCAGCGGGGCTTTGTGAGCGTAACTGGAGCAAAAAAGCTTATATCAGGCCCCGGGACTCTCCCCGGAACATGATTATTGCCGGGCCCTCTATTGACTCACGATTTAATCCTGGTGCTCAATTAAAATATTACAGGATTTTCAGCGGACGCGTGGGCCTTGGAGGGGGTGCGGGTATAAATCAGGAATATGTTCAGATCTCCGGCGGATTGCTCTTTATGTGGTAATTACTTGACTTTTACATTAATATTCTGCATTCTTGTGCCTCAATTTCATGAGGTGCAGAATTATGTATATCCACGACCGGGAAGAGATCCGCAGAGAGATCCTGCTTGAACTGAAAACAGCCTTTGCTGATAATAAAAGGCCCGCATTTATTTATGACCGGGTTTTCACAAAGCAACAGGAAGTCACAGGCACATCCCTGCAGCAGCAGGAATTCAAGGGCAAAAAGTATGCTCAGGAGAATGAATTCCATATAGCAAAATCATTCATCACCACTGAATCCGTCTATAAGACCGGCCGGAAAATATTTAATCTTATGCTTGATTTAGCTGTTGAGTTGGGCGTTAAAGATATTGTTTTCATGTGCACCGACAGGATGAGTCATAATTTTCAGGACTGGTCCCGCCTTAAATCCCCTTATTGAAGAGCATGACTTTAATATACATTTTTACCAGGAAGGTGTGGTAATAAATAAAAAATCTCACTACACTGAAAAACTGGTAATGAATATAAAGCTTTCCGTTGCTGAGGGACATAGCGACAAGGTAAGCCACGACAGCAAACAGACTGCAATCTGGAAGGTTAAAAACGGCATCTATCCAGCGGGAACCCCTCCCTTTGGCTACTCCTACAGCTCTTTTGAAAGAAAATTTCTGAAAAATAAAGACGGCGAACTTTTGATGCAGATTTTTGATATGTACGATTTTCGCAACTTTACTGCTCAAGGAATATGTGATTTCTTAAATTCTCAGGGGCATAAAACACAAAAAGGGAATCGCTGGAACAAGACTACAGTTTTACGGATACTATCCAGTGTTTTTTATACAGGCCAGTTTGAATACGAGGGAAATATTTACCAGGGGACTCATGAGCCTTATATTGACGAAAACAGATACAGTGGTCGGGTCAGCGTCATGGAAAAAAAATATAAAGGTGCCCGGACTCGTGATAATAATTATGCACTTAAAGGCCTGCTGCGTTCAGGGACCACGGGGAATATTTTTACTGGAGAAATTAAAAAAGAGAGATATACCTTTTATACTTCACGCAGATCCGGTTATTTATCGGTTAAAGAAGAGGATGTTTTCTCCCTTATAGATGGCAGAATACGGATGATTCGTTTCTCCTCTGGATTTGAGGAGTATTTAAAAGATCTATTCAGGCTCTCTGTACAGACAGATGAAAAAGGGCACGCAAAAGAGCAGGAGAGTGCCAGAAAAGAGATTACCAGGCTTGAAAAAGAGCAACAGAAACTGCTGCAGCTGCTTATTGATGGAGTTGATGAAAAGGCAATCAGAGAACGCATGGACGAGAATAAAAAGGTTATCACCAGACTTGAAAACAGACACCAGCAGATCAGGATCAATAAAACCGACTTTATTCTTGAGACTTCAAAAGTTATTGGAGGCTTAAGAGATGCTTTTGATCTCTACGATAAGGCTGATAACGTAGAAAAAGGGCGTATTTTACGCAATATATGCAAAGAGATTCTGATCTGGGATGATGATGTGTCAATTACCTGGAAGGACCCTTATAGCTTTATCCTGGATGAGCGTGTAGTTCAGGTTAAGAACTCGCTGCCGGATGTGGCAACGAGTTCGAACCTGTTAAGTGAGGGGTCGCTGACGCTCCCTTATTCGAACCTCCGAGAGATGGTCTTTAAAGAACTATCACCAGCATGGCAGAGTTATTATGCGAGAAGTGCTTGATGATTTTATTGACAAAATGTTGACATTTTTGTTCTTGACACTATATTGATTATAGACGATATATTAATAAATAATTTATATCAGGGAGTCTTTATGGAGAATACAATGTCTTTTAAAGACAAGATACGGTTAAATAAAATCGTTAATATTCTCATTTATTTCGCTAACCATATAGATAATTTCGGTCTAACCAAGGCAAACAAACTTTTGTATTATACTGATTGCCTTCACCTTCAAAAATACCTGCGTCCGGTAATTGATGATGTTTACCGCAAAGATGATGAAGGGCCAGTGCCCCAAGAAGTTTATTTGAGATTGAAATCATTAGACCCTCTATGTAATGAAGAGGATTTCGAGAGAGATGGTTATTTCGGGAATTTTCTTCAGATAGAGCCAGAAGCAATACACACTTATACATTACATAAAATAAAAGCTATTAAAGAATTTGACAGTAGATGGCTTTCGGATTCTGAAATCGAAATTATAAAACTTATAGCCGAAAAGCACAAAACTACAACTGCAAAAGAGTTAAGTTTAAAGACACCCGAAGAGGCTCCGTGGCGAGAAGCTAAAATGTATGGTGAAATTAATTTGTCTCTTTATGTTAAAGGTGAAATAGAACCCGCCAAATACGAATATATTAAAAATTCTGAAGCATTAAAAAAAGATATTGTATTAAATTATAACTAATAAATGCGCCTTGATTATGAAATAATAAAACCTTTCTTGAAAAGGGGCGCCGTCTTAAGAGATTCAAAATTTGTTTTTTCTGACGGGACAATAGATCCCAAATGGATTTTACTGTTAAGTGATGAAATAGAAGAAGGTCATTTTTTCTGTTTAACAAACTCTCAGAATGGAACCTACTCCAACTCTTTTGTACCTCACTATGTATGCAATAACTCAAAAATTTTTGACAAAGTGCCCTGTATAGTTGAAACTCAAAGAATTGATATAATGCCAGCTTTATCAATTGAATCTAAATATAAAAAAGGCGAAATCGAGTACAAAGGAACTCTGACTGAGATAGAAGTTTCAGAGATTGTTGAATTGATTTATGAAGACAGTACGGTAGGTAATTTATTCAAAGAATATATATGTTATGATTTTTTCAACTAAATTGTGAATAAAATTTACCTACAATTCCCGTATCCCCTCCAGAATCCTCAGTACAGCCTCCCTTTTTTCTTCTGGGAACTCATTAAATATTTTAAGAAGCCGGGCCTCCTGGGGGGTGATTTCTACCGTGCTGTCATTATCAAGATCCACGAAAAAGCGGGAAATCGGTATTTTTAATATATTACATATGGCTTCAATGGATTCAACCGAGGGGTAGGGCATATGTGTCCAGTAGCTCAGAGTGGATTCAGAAATGTCAAGAGCTGCGGCAATCTCTCTCTGAGAAAACCCTTTATTTTTAATAAGCCATTTTAATTTATTTCCGTACATTCTGAAATATTGAACAGAACTGTTTTAAAATTCAAGAATTTCAGATAAAATTAAATATTAAAGGTTAAATAATACGTTTAAAGCATAATAATTTTAATAATTTACGGTTAAACCGGAATTGAGTGTTTACAACCAAAATAATATCTGTTATAAAGTCGTACGGAAGAAAAATCATCCTGGAGGGCTTATGAATAAGGAAGTTGATTATAAACAGGATGGATATGAAAAATTTAAAGAGAAAGAAAGAGAATTGCAGGCCCGTATATTAAAGCTGTTGAGGCTTATGGCAGAGGCCTGTCCGGCAGAAAAAAAAGAGTAAAGCCGGATCAAAGAGACATAGTATTGTTGAAAACAGGCTTTTGGCTGTACAATCCCGCTTTTTTGTATAATAAAAAAATTGTAAAAATGGTTGACTTTGCACTAAATAAGTATTAAAATATTAAAATTAATTTATTAATAAAGGTTGAGAGAAATGAGAAAAGCGCTTTTTTGTGGAATTATTTTTTTATTTATTGCGGGTTGCGAATACGGCGATAATCCGCAAATGCCCAGAGATAATGATGAATTCTATGAGGCTCTGGTGAATGTAAAAGAAGCCGCAAAAACTTTGGAGATAGGGCTTTCAGGGGGCGATTATTACGATAGTGGAAACAATGAATATGTTCTTATACAGAATATAACCCTTCCCGAAAAAGCTTTATATAATTATGATGTAAATTGGAGATCGAGCGACGAGGGTGTTGTAGATTTAAACGGTACTGTCACAAGACAGATTGGCGATGTGGTTGTATTACTTCGGGCTTACGTAAAAGAGCCGGGCGGCTTAACAGCTTCAAAAACCTTTTATCTGCTTGTCAAGTCTCTTTAAGGTTTAAAATAATTTATTGGAAAAGGTTGAGAAGAATGAGGAAAGGTTGTCTTTTTTTTACTGGTTTTTATTTTGATCGGGTGCTCATCTGCAAAACTTCATAATCTAAGCGAAGAAAAAGAATTTGTTGTAAGTGCTGCAAAAAATGAAGAAGCCTGGTCAAGATCTCATGATTACCTTGCTAGAACACGGCCTGAAAAATTCCGCACAAGCTTTTGTACTGATTACTCTATTATTTTAACCGGTTATCTGGATAATATAGAAGTGATCAATTTTACAAAAACTCAATTTACGCCTTATTATTACAATTTGGTTTTAACCAGACATAAAAGTGACAGCAAATTTATTTATTATTTAAAACTCTATGGTCAGGATTATGAAGATGATGTGATCTATATTATCAACGGTGGAAAGCAAAATAAAAAACAGTAAAGAGTCCGGATTACTTCAGGCTGAAATTGAAAAGTTTTACGAAAATATAACAGGTTCCGGTAAATGAAAAAGTTATTTTGTATCATTGTAATTACGCTGTTTCTTACCGGCTGTGAGCTTGGTGAGGATTATACTGAGCTTGATGATATTCATACAGCCCTTAACGAAATTGTATTAACTGATACTAATGGGGACCCGGTACCGAATGTTTCCGGGATATATAGTGTCACATTAAATTTAGATCTCCCTGTATCGGGTAATTATGATGTTATTTTCTCCTGGGAGTCAAACAATACTGCCATAGTAAGTAATACGGGCGTTGTTGACCGTCAGGTGACAGATGTTCCGGTGGATTTGACCGTAACGGGAACTAAAGGCAGATATGGACAGAAAAGGCGGTTTTTATTGGTTGTGAAAGCTCTTTAATTTTTACCCTCTCCCTTGTCCCCGAAAAGTTCAACATATTCCTTCATGTGCTTAAGCCTGTCCCCGTACTGGATAACAATAGCCTCCAGAATACTTACAAAAGCCTCCTCAACTTTAATGCGGGTTTTAATGTCAACCTGGGTGTTTAATATTTTAAGCATTGCTGCGTTTTGCGGAGTAATGTAGCTGGGGAGCTCTTTTGATACTGCGCTCATGTCTTCCATGAAGAATTCGGCTACAGGCATGTTTGTTATTTTACAGAGCCTGAAAATATAATCCAGGACTCCAGTGATTTCGTTTCTGGCTTCATAATTAGAGATGCTTCTTTGAGGAACATCAAGAAGTTTTGATAATTCATTCTGATTATAGCCATAGTCTTCTCTTAGCTTTTTAAGTTTTTCCCCGACATCCATAACAGCATTGTATTATATATATAAAAAAAAGAAAGTTTTTTTCTAACTCTTAGCCTATTTTTTGCTTGACTTTTGAGCCTTTGTCGGCTAAAGGCAATAACTTATGAAAGCTAAAACCGAGAAAAAACTAAAAATTGACACAATGAAAACCTTCCGGACCAATGAGGAACTTTATTCTCAGTTTGTCATGCGTTCCAAGCTCCGCAAACAGAAGGTTTACGAGCGTATAAATGAACTTATCCTTGAGGATCTGCAGAAACCTTTTGAAGTTAAATTATCACCATCCGAAAAACATTCACTTATGTTTGAAGATACTCCGGAAAATATAAAAAAAGCTCCAGAGGAGGCCTGCGGTGAAGAGACACAGCAACCTGCAGAAAGTTCCTGTTGAGCAGCTTATTGCTACAAGACACTAGGGGCAGATTGTACAGATGTGCCGCAATGTGACAGATTTATATCACATTCTGGAAGATATAAAGTCTCAGATTATTAAAGACGGCCGTCTTAAAATTGTTAATGGCCGTAAAGTGTGGGCTGAAAATAGCAAAGGTTAAAGCTCTCAAAAAAAAAGGGAGGTTATGTGACATAATGAACAACAGATTGCCAAAAGTACAGCATATTGACCCCAGGGAGGCACGTAAGCCGGTTGTATGCGAAGCTAAAGATCTGACAGAGAAGATGAGACAGGCCCGCACAAGCCCATACAGGTATATCCGTAATGCCATGTCTGCCATGGTTAAAGGTGAATACCAGAACGCTTTTGACTGGCTTGTGTATGCTGAAGGGTTTGTGGATGTGTTTTATCTGCCGGGCTCACTGGATAACAGGGCCTTTACTGAGTGTATTAAATCACTTAAACTGGAATATTTATTTTTGTCAGAAAAATTTCAGGCCTTAAAGCCTGAGGAATAACAGGAGGGTTTATGATCAATTTAGTTACCCGTAAAAAGCTTAAAGGTTTTACTCCAACCCGTGTAATACGAACCGGTCCCTTTAAGCTGGTTAAAAAGTATGAGTACAATTTTATATCAGGCTTTCTCTACAAAGAGGCAGTGCGGATGAACCCGGATGCGGAGATTTCTGCTGCTGCAGGGATAGTGAGGGTTAAGAAATGAAGATTGAAATCGGTGAAGATTATAATTTCGTTTTAAAAGAAGTTTTTTCTGGAGTTCTTTTGGTCTCAGCAGAAAAAGAGGAATTCGGGATATGTATGAGAGATACGGGCTTTGAGTTCTTTTACGCAGGGGAAAAATACGAAGCTAAAGAAGGAAAGCTGTTTAAAATCAACAAAAAGAATGATTCACGGAGTCTCTCCTGGAGGCCTCAAACAGGAAAAGCAAAGCTGTAAAACCGGATGCCGGATTGCCAGACTCCGTATGAGACTGTGAAACGCACACAGTATAAACTGGCCTTGAAAAGCGTGACAGCCGGGAAAGTCCGGCAATACAGCGGGGTGGAGCAGTGGTTGCTCGTTTGGCTCATAACCAGATTACACAGGTTCGAATCCTGTCCCCGCAAATGGTCCCTGACAGGCCATAAAACTCTCCTGTGTATCTGCCCCGCCCGTTTCGGCGAGCGGGCGGGGCTAGAGCAGGGAAAAGGAAACTGTAATGACGAAGATTATATGCCTTAACTGTAAAAGAGAAGCCAGGCCTGTTAAAACAGGAAACAGGCCTTTCCGCATATATGTTGTTAAAGCTCCCTGTGTTTATTGCGGGGGCAAGGTATTATTAGAAGTAAGTGATACGCACCGGGACGATGAGACCGCGGCCCCATTGCGGGGCCTCCCGGCAATTTTAAAATAAAAGGAGGCGGGGAATATTTCATTTTTAAACATTTAAAGCGGCTTTTATCCGGGGGGAATTTTCCCTCCGGATAAATAAAAATGGAGGGCTAATGAAAAAATGCACTCTTTGCGGCAAATATCCTGTTGATGGAGATAATTCCAGGGTAATAGTAACCCCTGCAGAAATAGTTATGCTTGTTTGCGAAAAATGCTTAAACGAGTGTGAACATAACCGGGGCTTTGAAAATTTTAAATGCTGCATTGCTGTGATTAACCGCCATAGAGAGGAGGAGAGACTTAATGAGTGATATAAAAACAATAGACCATAGACACCGGAAGTATTTAAGAATGTCCCTGGAGGAATATATAGTTGCACAGGAAATATTTTCAAGACGTGACACTGCTGTATGGGCGTTCCCTTTAATTATAGCTCGTAAAACAGGGATGTCAGAGAACAGGGTTGATTTTATTATCAATCGTCTTAATGCAAAAAAACTTATAAAGCATCATGCCGGCGGTTATGTGCTTGCCGGAATATGGCATCAGAGCTTCGCAAAATATTACAGGCCCATGGAATAAGCAGGTAAAAAATGTCAGTGCAAAAACCAAATTATACACAGCTGCCTAATAAATTTGTTGATGAATATATGAGCAAGGTGACTCCAGGAGCAGCCATGGTTTACCTTGTGATCTGCCGAAAAACAATTGGATGGCAAAAAGAAACCGACGAAATTTCACTGGCTCAAATTATAGAGATGACCGGATTGTCGAAAAGTTCAGCTATTCGAGGGGTCAAAAAATTAGAGGATTTAAACCTTTTAAAAGTAGTGAGAAGTAAAAAAGGGCGCAAATCTGCTAACTGCTATGAGCTTAATTTTGATGATTTTAGCGACAATATAGAGCAAAAAAGCTTAACTTTTGATAAGGTAAAAGACGCTTTTAATGGTGCCACATATGAACCATCAGGCAAAAAAGCGACAGTTAATGGTGTCACAGATGAACCATTAAACCCTATTAATGGTGTCACAGATAGACCACAAAAGGCATTTAATGGTGTCACAGATAGACCACAAACGGCATTTAATGGTGTCACAGATAGACATACAAAAGAAATAGTATTAAATAAAGAGTCTAAAGAAATATACGCGGCGTCTAAAGACACCGCCTCCTATCACGCAATTGACAGAATTTTCACTGAAGGGAGTCAGGCTATGACAGGGGAACCTTACTACCGTGACGCAAAAGAGGCAAGGCAGATTAAGCTGCTTGAAAAACGATATAATAACAACCCTGAAGGCTTTATTAAACTTGCCCGTAAATTTTATTACATGATTACAAAACTTGATGATCCTTTCTGGAGTGCGCAGCCCTTTACTCCTTCTGCTTTTAATTCTCTCTACAACCGTGTGTTAAGTTTTCAGCTGTCCAGTGACGCAAAAGAGCGGGCAGTGAGAGAGCAGGAGAATATATCCGATGAGGAACGCATATTTGAAAAATACAAATCCTGCAGTGACTCAGACCTTGATTATCTGATTAAGACAGGTGTGCTCATACGTGAGGATGCTGATTATATAAAATCCCGTCATCTGGAGGCAACAGCATGATTGAGACCGCAAAGGAGTTTATTTTAAAACTTAAAAATTATTATGATGAGGAAATTTCTGTTGAGCTTGAAGATGCTATTACAGCCTACGTCAGAAAAAAGCGGTTTAAGGGTTTGGAGCTTGAGGCATTATTTGAGCTTACATGCGAGCACTCTGCCAGAATCCCGAAGGTTAATCATTTAGCAAAAATCTGGAAAGAGCATGGACAGCGTCTTGAAGACGGTACTGGCGGATGTGTGTATGCGGATAATGCCCTGGCTAATAACAGGGGCAAAGGTTTTGAATATGTGATTAACGATATCAAAAGATTAAGGCGGGAACAGGAAAACCGTGATCTTAAAAACAATGAAATAGACCTGCTCCACGCTTACACCGATCTGGCCACTATTTACGACATGCTCAATGAAGTACCTGATATAATTATGCCAAAACAATATAAAGACACTTACCTGAGAAAAGTCAAAGAGGATATTGACGCCGGCATCCCTGTTAATATCCGTGCTGCCAGAAACAGAATTGAAGAGCGTAAAAATCAATATGCTCAAACTTACGGTGATGAGGAGCTTGAACAGTTTGAAAAGAAAAGTGAGGATTCCGTACGGGTATCATATGACAAATTGGTTAATGTATTTAAAAATAACAAACAGATGCTTAATCCGGAGCCGGATAGGAGGAGCGCATGAAAGTATCATGTGAAATATATTCAAGAGTCTCTGGCTATTTCAGGCCTGTGTCACAGTGGAACAAGGGAAAGAAGTCTGAATTTAAAGACCGTAAAACAGCTGTTATACCTGATGTAAAATACTCAGCGAGATCAAGGGATTTTAATACAACTATAGATAAGGGGTTATATGAGAAATGAGAAAGCCTGTAATAATTAACTTTTTCGGCGGTCCCGGCGCAGGGAAGTCAACTCTGGCAACTGGTGTTTTTACATGGATGAAGATGCAGGGATTAAATTGTGAATACGTTCCGGAATATGCAAAAGAGCTCTCTTATGCCGGAGATATGAAAACCGTGTCAAATCAGTTCTATGTATCAGCTATGCAGCACCAGCGAATCTTTAACGTTTACGATAAAGTTGATTATATAATAACTGACTCTCCTGTTCTGACAGGCATTGTTTATATCCAGAAAGGATTATATCATCTGCCTCCGCTTCTTGCTGAGATATTCCACGGGTGGGAGAATATTAACTTTTTGATCAAAAGGGATGACTGCGATGAGTACAGTACTACAGGGAGACACCACTCAGAGAGTGAGGCTCTTATGCTCGATGTTGAAATTGAGCAGATGGTTAACAACAGGGAGGATTGATTTTGAAAGGAAATAATAGGCAAACATTGATTTTTAAAAGTGCTGATGACAGGGAAAGGGTCCGGGTACTGATGAAGAATATCAAGCATAAGACTAGAGTTAAGACTCAGGAAGAGATTGTGGAAGAAGCTTTAATTTTTTATAACAATGCTTTGAATGAGAGAAGGAAAGTGGGGAGGGGGCATGAAAGAGCGGCCAATATTATTTAGCGGCGAAATGGTTCGGGCTGTTCTGGAAGGGAGGAAAACCCAGACCAGAAGGCTTAACGGATTAGCCAGAATAAACGAAAATCCAGATGCTTATTTTTTCAGTGGTTTTGATTATATAAATGATCATATTTATGCAGTTTTTGAAAAACGTGGAACAAATGACATAGAGTCTTTATCAGTTAAATGTCCTTTCGGTATACCGGGGGATCAATTATGGGTTAAAGAGACTCACTATTTTATTGATAATGATTCTGTTGTTTATAGGGCTGATGGTGAATGTGAAGTTGCGCGATGGACTCCTTCTATTTTTATGCCCCGCAAGGCAAGCAGAATCAATCTGGAGATCACAGACATTCGGGTTGAGAGATTGAAGGATATTACAGAAGAGGATGCGAGATCTGAGGGAGTGAGGGAAAGTGTCCCAGATGGGTTTGATATAGATAAACCGATGAGAGATCAACCCTTTCCTGTCTATAAACATTCTTTTTCTAAGTTATGGGAGTCTATCAACGGTCTCGGATCATGGTACATGAATCCCTGGGTATGGGTAATAGAGTTCAGGAGGCTTAAATAATGCCTAAAGCTAACGGTAAAAAATATAATATTTACACCTATATGGACGATGTGCGCAGAACAGCAGTTGCTACAGATCTAAGTGAGTATTGCATGGGCCTTTCCGGAGAGGTTGGAGAGGTTCTGGAGATTATCAAAAAACACCGGTATCAGAAAAAACAGCTCGATATCTGTCACCTCAAAGAGGAGACAGGAGACGCTCTGTTTTATCTGTTTGCGTTAATGGCTTATTATAATATTGATATTGAGGATTGCATTAAGTTTAATATTGCCAAGAGAGCGAAGAAGTATGATAAGCGGATTTATAAGGTGAAGAGATGAGTAAAGAAGTTTTGCAGATAAAAATACTGGGACTGTGTATAAATATCATATATACAGATGACGTCTCCAGAGCAGACAATTGTATGGAAATATGTGACAGTAAAACATTAGAGATATTTATAAATAAGAATATGCCGGAAGAAAACAAGAGATTAACCCTTTTGCACGAAGTAATACATATGATAAGTGATTTATTGAATTTAGATCTAAATGAATCTCAGGTGTGCGGCTTATCAGTAGCCCTGGGCTAATTTATCAAAGAAAATAAGATAGAAGAAGTGTATTAGATGCAGTCATCCTGTAAAAATTGTGAATACTACAGCACTGCTATCAAGGCAAGAGGTTTTGATTACGGAATCAAGGTTGATATCTGTAATAAGCTGGTTGAGCAGACATATGAGCCTGTTGACGTATGGAATGATCTTAAAGCAGCTGTATGGGATCTGTATTGTACTTATGACGGTATTGGTTTTATTAAATTTGACAGCCTTAAGGTTGACAGACCAGGGGAGCTTTTTCCGGAAGTGATTAAAATAAATGCCAGTGTTGTCTGGCTTCCAAAGGATCTGTGATGCAGATAGCAGTATGTGAAGGAATTATAACAAGTGATTCGGCAACAAGGAAAGCAGGATCACGGGAATACACCCGGGCTAATATCAGCTATTATCATCCGGTAATGAAAGACGATATTAAGCAGAAAATAACTACATGGCTGCTGGAGTACAGTCCGGAAATTAAGCTTGAGAAAGGGGACAAGGTCAGGGTTTACGGAACTTTCTGTAATGACAGTCACTTTGCTGAAGATAAAATGAAAATGATTGTTTCTGAGTATGAATTGCTTAACCGGAAAGACGAGAAGGTAGTAAATTCAATTTGCCGTAAATGCTCACAGGATGATATTCAAGGGGTATTGTTTCGATGAATATCACAGTTAACAGTTATTTCAGCGGAGCAGGGTTGTTTGATATAGGCCTCCAGGAGGGCGGGCTTCATATTGGTCAGTCCTTTGAAATAGATAAAACCTGCTGCGATACTCAAAGATTTAATTTTTCTCACGATGTAGTCCAGGGGGATATCAGAGACAAGACTGTTTTACAGGCTCAGACAATGCGGCTTACAGGATGATAGGCAACGGCGTAGCTGTCCCTGTTGGCAGGTGGGTTACAGGGGAGATTCAGAGGTATTTTAAATGAGACATAATAAAATTATTGACAAAATAGAGTTTTGGTGAAATATGGAAAAGTTATGATGAAAGAATTTGAAGCCAAAAATATTGACAAGCTCCTGGGGGATGGATTCGCCCAGGGTTATCTATTTGAGGAAGGGGAAAATATTCTTGCTCCCCGTAAAGCTACCCAGGCGGAAAAGCAACTGAGAATTAAAACCATCCGCAGGCTTCTTATTGCCGGTTTGTCAAGGCAGCAGATTCTTGATTATTGCGCCAGGCGTTTCTGTGTATCTCCAAAAACCGTGTACAAGTACATGGATGTTATTAACCAGGAGCTGATTCAGGAGAGCAAAAAAGAGAAAGAGCTTAATTACGGGCTGGCAGTTGCCAGGTATGAGCAGGCTCTGATTGAATGCAATAAGTCCGGAGATATGCAGAACCTGTTAAGGGCTTTAAAAGACCTTCACACTCTGCAGGGCCTTATAACTCACAAAATAGGCGGCACTGGAGAGGATGACGGTCCGCTTAAGATTGAATTCATAAACAAGAGTGCTGAACAGATTAAAAACGAGGCAGGCTGTGAATGAAAAGAATAATTGCATTTTTAATAATTCTGGCGGCGGCAGTGGCAACTGTTAGTTATACACTTATTCAGCCTCACCAGACAGCGTTTGTTAACTCAAATGCCAGGTATCTGCTTAACAGCGGTGGTGTGGGAAGCGGAAAAACATACTCTGTTGTTTTAAGGTCTATGAGACTGATGCTTGAATATCCCGGCATTAAAGGGGTAATTGGAGCACAGACTATGCCTATGCTTCGTGATACAACAATGGCAGAATTTGAAGCAATTGTTCCACGTGGCCTTATTTCTGTTCATAATAAAGCAACAAATACATATACTTTTAAAAACGGGTCGCAGGTGTTGTTTAGGCCTTTTGACGATCCTAATAAATTCAAGTCTTTGAATGTGGGTTTTGTCGGCATTGAAGAGATGACAGACGTTAAAGAGGAGATCTTTAAAATGCTCCGTACACGTCTGAGACAGAAAGGGGTTATGCACTCCCTTTTCGGAGCTACTAACCCGGGACCCTTTACCAGCTGGGTTTACAGGAATTTTATAGAAAAACCTATTGAGGGGAGTGATTTTGTTTATTCTATAAGCCGCGATAATCCCTATCTGCCTGAAGATTACCTAACAGACCTTGAAACTTTAAGAGTCACCAATCCGGAATATTATGCAAGAATGGTTGAAGGACGCTGGGGAGCTCTTGAAGGGCTTATATACAATCTGCCAAGAGAGCAGAGGGTTGATTCAGCTATACTTCCGGACAGTTTTGATGAGATTATTGCCGGCCTTGACTTTGGTCATGATCACCCCACAGCACTGGTTGTAATCGGTATCAAGGGCCCTTATATATATCTGATAGATGAATATTATAAACGGCATCTTACTACTACTGATATTATAAATATAGCAAAGGAATATACCCGGACTTACGGTCTGTCAAATATATACTGCGATACTGCCAGGCCTGAAATTATCAAAGATCTTCAGAATGCCGGAATCCCTGCCAGGGATGCGGTTAAAGATGTGTTTGAAGGGATTATATATGTTCAGGGATGGGTTAATTCAGGGAGGCTAATTGTGTGCAACAACTGCATATATTCCCTGCGGGAGTTTGATTCCTACATTTGGGACAAAGGAAGCACTGTCCGTGAGCAGCCTATAAAACTCAATGATGATGCAATGGATGCTATCAGATACGCTGTTTTTACTCACCTGAGAAACAATGTGAAGATTCCGCGAATTACCACAAAGGGCGTGGAGTATGTGAAAAAAGACTCATCTTTATCAGTTGATGAGGCTGTTGCCAGGCTGAAATTTGCAAACATGATAAGAAGGGCCTGATTATGAGTTATACAATAGCAAAACTTCTTTATGAACGCAGAAGCGACAAACTGAAGGATAAGGATAATATCTGGAAGCTCGTTTATGAGTCTTATCAAGGCGGGCCGGATTATATTAACGGCAGCAACCTGTTCCAATATCATATTGAAGATAATTTGAGGTATAAACTGCGATTAAAAAGGGCAGATTATACAAATCACACCCAGCAGCTTATTGATATGCTTAGGGGTTTTATTTATGCCAAGCCCGTTAAACGTTATATCGACGAAACAAAGTACCAATATATACACAATGATATAAGTAAAGGCAAGTCAATGCAGTCTTTTATAAGCATGATTGCTACGAATTTCCTGAAAAGTACCGTGGGAATTCTTGTGGATAGTCCGCAAATCCCCGAGGGAATGAGCGAGGCTGAAAGGAGAGAGCTTAATCTTAATCCTTATGCTGTTTATTACTCTCCATTTCATATTTGTGATTATGAGTATGATGACAGGGGAGAGCTGCTCTGGGTTATACTCGATAATTCATACATCGACAAAACAGATCCGGAAAAACCAGCGGAAAAGAAAAACGTTAAGAGGCTCTGGACACGTGAATATTACCGGGATATATACAAAGAGAATGATGGTAACGGTAATTCTGTATATCGTGCTGATGATCCCACTAATCATGATCTTAATGTAGTCCCTTTTATTTTCGCAAACTGCCGGGATACTGATGATGATTATATCTGTGATTCCCCTTTTGAGGATATAGCCCTTAAATCCAGAACTGTTTTTAACATCAATAGCTGGTGTGATGAAACTCTGGCAGGGTCTGCATTTAATGTTCTTTTTTATCCTTACGAAACTATGGCTGATATTGATAAAATCAGTGAGCTATTCGGATCCGGCGGGATTGCGGATATTTCTGTTTATCCTTTTAACGGTAAATTTTCAGCTCCTGTTTTCGGAGGTCCCAAGCTTGAGGGTATAGATAAATATATCTCAAAGATGAATCACACTACTGCTGAAATTCTGGGCAAGTTTGGAATAAAACAGGACCCGAAAGGCTTCTGGGAGAGCGGAGTTGCCAAGGAGATTGATTTTGAAAAAACAGAGGCCTTTTTAAGGGACTGCTCAGAGCAGCTGCAGAGTATTGAGGAGCGAATTGTCGGGCTTTGCGGCTTATGGGAGGGAGCTAAGATTGATGCTGAAATCAGTTATCCCTTTGAATACAGTAGAGAGGATATTGAAAAAGAGCTTAGCAGGCTCAATGAGGCTTTCACAATTCCATCAAAAAAAGTTCAGGAAAAAGCATACAGCGAAAAAATCAAGCTCCTGTTTCCCGGTGTCGATCCGGGAGAACTGGAGGAGCTTGTACAGGATATACAGGAGACTCAAAGAGTGCCGGCCCTTTAGTCCGGCGCATATCAGCCTGCGGGCTTAAAACATGGAGAAAAAGATGTCTAAATTTAACAAAGGTATAATTGACAGGATTTTAATGGCTCCGGATGGAGGAGACGGCGCAAGTGGCGGGTCACCAGGCGGACAGGGAAATCCCGGCACAGGTGATAATAAAACGGGTGAAGGTGATGATTCCGGCGCAGAGGAGTTTGAGACTTACAACGGTTTCAAAGTTCCGAAAGGTGCAGTTGAGGCTATAAATAAGCGTGTGGCAGCAGAAACTCACACATGGAAAGAGAAATACAATAGCCTCAGCTCTGAGATTAACACTCTTAAAACTACTCTTGAGGAGCATAAACTGTCCCAGATGAGCGAGGCAGAAAAGAAAGCTCATGAAGAGAAGCAGAGACAGGCTGAAAAGGATAAGCTCGTAAAAGAGCGTGATGAAAAGGATTCCAAATTCAAAAACTATTACCTGGACACTGAGCTTTTTAAGGAAGTGTCCGGGCATGATGTTTATAACGCAAATCAGGTTATACGGCTCCTTAAAGCCGAATATCCGCAGGAAATCACAGAGGGTGAAGACGGGCTCTCTATTTCGTTTAATGTAAAAGGGCAGAAACTTACTGTTCAGGAAGCAGTTAAAACTTTCCTTGATGACCCGAATAACGCAAATCTTTTAAAGTCCCGGCTCCAGGGAGGTGGGGGTACAGGCGGCAGGCGCACTGGAGCGAGTACCGGCAGAACAACATTTAAAAGATCAGAGGTAGCAGACACTACTTCTGAAGCGGCAAAAGAATACCGTGAAGCAATACGAAACGGTGTTGATGTAAGAATGGTTGAAGATTGAAAAATAATTATTAACGAGGGTTAAATATGGGAAATACTAACGTTGACTTACTATATCCGGAGTTTTGGGCACAGGCCTTTGAGGAAATTCATCCGGGGAAATACAATCTGCATAATGAGGTTTCCAGAAAGTTTGAGAACCAGGTTGCTGATTTTGGCGACAAGGTGAATGTGCCTATTGTTCCAAACTCTGAAGCTTCCGATTATGACGGCAGTGAGGTTACCACAACTGATGAAGTAACTCAGGCAGCAGTTGAAGTTGCGCTGGATAAGTCTAAAAAGGCAAATTTTTCTCTTAAAGGGAAAGAATACACCATGAGTCCTTATGATCTTATCCAGACATACGGCGTAAGTAAGGCTGAAAGCATTATAAGGGCTGTTAATAACGACCTTTACCTTGAGATGCTTAAAGGTACAAATTTTGGAACTCCTATAAATCTTACAGATTTTCAGGAGGACAATGTTGTAGATATCAAGGATGGTCTGGATAGTCTCAAGGCTGATGAGATTAACAGGGTTCTGGTGCTCTCTCCATCTGCACAAAACAAACTACTCAAGAGAGACGCTTTCCAGTATCAGAACTATTCCGGAACTGATGCGCAGAAAACAGGTGTGGTTGATGACAGGTTCGGCTTTAAGTTTGTTCCTAATCATTCAATTGCTAAATATACTCCTTCCGATAGCGCAGGTGCCACATCTTCAGCAGCAATAGGCGTTGCAGCGATTGCAGTTACTGCTTTTGATGACGATGCTAAGCCTGTAAGAGTAGGGGACATATTAGGTATCGCTGATGATACAACAGTTTACACTGTCACCAGCACAACTCTTACTGCCGGAAATACCACTAATATCGGGATTTATCCAACACTGCAGAAGCAGATAACAACAAGCAAGGTTGTGACAATCACACCTTCTGAGTCTGCGATAGGTATGCACAGGTCGGCTGTTGCTCTTGCGTCCAGAGGTTATGCGGAAATTCCTGCAGAACTGGGGGTAAGAAGTAAGATAGTTAATTACAAAGGCCTACCTGTACGGGTTAACGTCTGGGCTTCCGGTCTTGTGATCAAGGTCCAGTATGACATTCTTTATGGATGTAAATTGGTGCACAATGACAGGCTTTACAGGCTGCCTTTAAAGTAGGCGGTAATAAATAATTTTCAGGCGGGGTGAAACATTCCCCGCCTTATAAAACGGAGGCAATGCGTGAAATTGATTAAAACTGTAAAAGACAAAGAGTACGAAATGCAGTGCAGTGAAGAGCAGGCGGAAATACTCTTAAAAGACTCCAGATACAGAAAAGCTGATGATAATTCAGCTGCAGAGAAAGCTGTCAGGGGAGTGGCTGAAAAGGCAGAGAAGGAAGCTGCAGAAAGGGCCGAGAAGGAAAAGGCAGAGAAAGCTCAACAGCTAAGCCCTTCGGCTGATGCAGTGGGAGTGGGCCAGGGAAACAGAAGGTAAAATGAGCCTGCTGAGCAAAACATATTTAACTCTTTTTCAGAAGTTCAGGGTAACTGAAGCGGACAGAAAAATGTATGAGGATAAAATCTCATCCGCAAAAACTTTTGATGATATGGAAGGGGTTATAAGGCATTTTCACAGGAATTACGTGAGAAAGGTTGATGTTCAGTTTCAGAACATGATCATTGACTGCCTTAATATTTCGCTCAGCACTCAGCTTTTAAATAAACAGGTTTATAATATCGAAAATGGATTTATTGTATCTTCAACAGTTTACGAGAAAACAATAAAAGAGAATTACAGAATTATCGCTGCTATGATTGCCCGCAAAGGGGTTGAGCTTGTAGGTGGAAATAAGCTCCTGGGTAAAGATCTGGCTGATAAACTTATAGATGAGTTTAATTACCGTATTACAGGGGCTATGGCAAACACAAGAAGCGATGTGCTTAAATATGTGCGTACTCTTCAGAGAGAAATGATTATCCGCAATAAACAGCTTCTTTTGGCAAGTGAATCCGGAGTGCTGGAGTCTGTTATTGAAGCTGAAAAAGCAATGTTTAAAGAGAATATGCTTAAAAAATATCCCCGCCTTGAAAAAATGCTTAAAGAGGGGAAGATTTTAAAATCAAGAAGCTGGATAAATAAGCAGGGGGAAGAAAGATTCAGGAATTACACCCTTGATGAATACACTGAAATGGCAACAAGTGAAACACTGCTGAATGTTGACCGTGACGCGGTTGAATATGTTGCCACTGCATATAATGAAACTGTTGTGGAATTTTATTTAAGAGATAACCGGGATGTAGAGGTCCCGAACCCGCCTTGTGAACATATTATAAATTTAAAAACTTTCGGAAAATCGCTTCTTGCGACTTCTGAGTATGCTGCAAAGGCCTTAAAGCTCTGGAGTATAGACAGAGCAAAGGCAGAGCACAGTCTTGAAATATCCCGGCACTGCAGACATTCGATACGGCGGGCACCGGAGGAGATTCTGGAGAAGTGCAGGAAGCTTATCAATATTGCAACCATGTCTGATCAGGTAAACCGGGCAGGGGAGGAGAGAGGTAATGCTTAATAATATTGAATCAATGAATTATATTCTTTCGCTTCTGGAGGATCCTGCTGTTTACGGGTATGAAGATATTACAGAAACTACAACCGAAGAGATTGAAGGAGAAACTATTGAGGTTGAAACTCTTGTTTCATCTGATCTTGACCAGATGAAAACGGACATAGAAATTTCCGCTGAGGATATTCTTTATTCTGAAATTCTTGATGTAGCAACTGAGTCTGTATACGAAGCAATCCAGGCTAAGGATTTTGCCGATTATACCCGCAATGATAAAAGGTTCTTTTTCGCTGAATGTTATTTTACTGCTTACATGTTTTTATATAAATACGCTCTAAAGAACGAAAGTGAACTTTTTAAAACTCAAATAGATTTTTCAGGAAGGTATCAGGCAACCGAGAAGTCAGGGAAAATATACTCGGCTAATGAGTATTACAAACAGGCAATAAAGTTTATCAAAGATATTGATACAGAGTCACAGGTTAAGCCTCAGGGCAAAGCTGTTTCTATAAGGCGGTACTAATATGTATTTAAGGTACTCAGAGCCTTCGGCCAGAAAGTCAATAGCTGCAGCAAGAAACTATCTTGATGACCTGGAAACAAGATCGAGCGATATGAGGCCTTTTTTAAAGGGACTTGAAGAGGATATAATTCAGAACATTAAACATGAGTTTGATCAGTCAAATCCGAATAAATGGCAGCCTATTTCACAGACATGGAGAGAGGCAAAGCAGAGTGAAGGATTCCCGGAAAATATAGGTATTTTTACAGGATCACTGCTTAAAGCGGCCTCAGATGATGCGGTTAAGGCGTATTATCCCACAGGGTTAACCTGGAAGATTGCAGATGTTTACTCTATTGATTTTACTTTAAACCGAAAAATAGGGATCACCACAGGTGAATGGCTTAGAACGATAGGGAAGAAAATAGCCGGTTTTATATTAGGGAGATAATATGGAAGAAATTCTGGAGCAGATTGCTGACTTTTTAAAAACTCAGGACCAGACATCGGAGAAGAAATTTCGGGTTGTTGACCATTCTGAATTTCTGGATGACATGCTGAGTAATAATAAAACTCCCTTTATCAATGTTGTGTCTGCATCTGAAGACAAGTCGGTGATTCCGGGGATGAGTTTTAAAACATCAGAACGGAACACCCCGGTAATATCTCTGCTGATTGTGAGGGATGGGAAAACAGCAGCAGAAACTCTTAAGGGTTCAAAATCAATCTGGAAGTTGTGGGAATATACCTGGGGGCTTATAAGGAGCGATTTTACACTTGGCGGGGCTGTTGATTATATCCCGGAACAGACAATAACATCAAAAATTGAATCATTGCATAAAAATAACAGCTTTAAGGTCCTATTGAGAGCGGACATTAAAGTTGTCAAAGATAAATTTTATTAAGGAGCAAAACAATGAGCGGAAATGAATACGGAATTATGCCGGCAAATTTTGATAACAGCCCGGCAAAGTTTTTCCTGGATGATCCTGCTGTTTATATCAAGGTTTTGAATGATACAAACTGGACATTATTCAGGCCTCTGGGATATGCGGAACTGGGGAAAAGCTTCAGCACAGAAAAAGAATATGCGGAGTTTCGCGCCGGGATACCGGAAAGGCTGATTGCAAAAGACGTTGTAGGGATTAAACAGTTTTTTTCCTGCCAACTCAAACAGCTGCAGCCTGAAACTATAGCAATGCTGCAGGAGGCCGTGATTGAAGATGATACAGGAGAAACAAGGGTTTTTATGGGATCCCAGCAGGGATCTCCTCTTGATGTTGCTATAATCCTGAAAGGGAAAACCCGGGACGGGAAAAGCATTGAACTGAGGATCCGCAAGGCTCAACCCACAACAGAATCTATTAATCTTGCTCTTGGTGCAAAAGAGTATGCTTCTATCGAGTTTAAGGCGGAAGTTATCGTTGATGAAACTCCCTATACAACTCATCCGGACTGGAAATGTCTTGGAGAGGTTTCTATGTCTGGAACCTGGACTGATGCTGAACAAACAATCACAGTAACTAGTTCAACAGGGGTGAGCGCGGGAATGCTCGTTTATGCTGATGGAATAGACGGTGGTGTAGTTACAGAGGTTGACGGTACAACAATCACAATTGATATAACTCCCTCCGCCGCCGGAACTGATGCCGCTGTTAAGTTTATAACAGAGGATAATCTTAAAAAGTCTAATATAGCTTACTGGATATTTGAAAAGGCTGCCTGATGAAGAATTACGTACATATATTATCAATCGGCGGTATTGACTGCCAGTTTCAGGTGAGACTGGCAGATGTTTACGCCTTCTTTAAGGAATGGAACAGGGTTATTACCCGGTTTAAAAACCCGGGTGATCCTGCTTATATTGCGGCAACAAACAGGGCAATGTCCCGTATTGTATATAAAAGCATGATAAAGCGGGGCGTGTGGCCTTTTCGTAAGCCTTACAGGTCAAGACGGCATATGATGCGGTCCCTCCTTAAAGAAGAGTATTCTGATTTCAGTAATTTTGTAGCTCTTCATATTCTTAACGATGGAGAGGATAAAAAAAAAGCGGAGACTCCGGAGGGAGATGCGGAAGAAAACTGACCTTTGAAGATTATTATGCAGCGGTTGAGGATGTTTTCCATGGACTGCTGCATGATCTTGTAAAGACGGGATTCAGTAAGCGTGAAGCTTTTGAAATTGAGATAAAAAGAGCCAAATGGTTAACATTGAGATTCAGGGTAGAGAGGATGACGTTTCAAGCTGAAGTTTTATCTGCTCAGGGAATAAAGGTTTTTGACAGAGAAAAAGGGATTGATCGCTACAGGGAGGCTTTTGACGCATTCAAAAGGCTCAACGATACAGAAGAAGAGATAATTCCGGTTAAAATAAAAGCTGAAGAGTTTATTGACGGGTGATATAATGAGCGAAAAACAGCAGGTTTTATTTGAGATATACCTTGAAAACGGAGAGTTCAAGGTCAAGGCAAAGGAAGCCGAGCAGGGCTTGTCCGGCATTACCAATGAAACGAAAAAAGGCGAAAAGAATTTTAAAGATTATCTAAAGGCCGGCCTTGCTATTGGTGCCGTTACTGTTATTATAAGGAAAATATTTTCAACCTTAAAAGATTCCGTTAAGGCCGCTTCGGACCTTAAGGAGACAACAAATAAGTTTAATGTTGTTTTTTCTAAAGTCGGGAAACAGGCCAACGAAAACGCTAAACGATTATCCGATATGTTCGGACACTCCCACAAACAGTCTCTCCAGTTTTTAACAGATACAGGTGATTTATTAACTGGCCTTGGCATGACTCAGGAAAAAGCCCTGGATTTGTCAACTGCGGTTGCTGAACTCGGTACCGATTTAGCATCATTTTCTAATTACGCCGGCGGTGCAACTGGTGCAGTTGACGCTTTAACCAAGGGTCTGCTTGGTGAGCGAGAAATGATGAAAGGCCTGGGTATTGTCATTAATGAAGAAATGCTTCAAAATGAACTCAGGGCTCAAGGGAAAGATAAACTTACCGGACTGGCTTTAAACCAGGCCAAGGCAGAGGCAACGCTTGCTCTGGCAATACAGCAGAGTAAGAATGCTATTGGTGATAAAGCGAGAAGTTTTGACAGTTATGCAAATATTCAGGCAAGGATAAATTCAAGGCTTGATGATATGTCTGCAAAACTCGGCCAGGATTTAATGCCGGCAATAGGAAGCCTGGGGATTGCTTTTCTTCATTTAACTAAAACTGAAGGGCCTCTTCTGAGTTTTTTTAATACTGTAATTGGAGCTTTGGCTGATTCTATTGAGGGGATTGCGCTTTTATCGCTTTATATAGGCAGATTTTCAGCAAAATACTCCGGAAATTTAAAAGAAAACCAGAAAAATTTCGAAACATGGAATGCGAGTTTCAGAAAAGCTGAAAAAGGAATCATTGCAACATACGGCTCTGTAGAAAAGGCCAGGGAAAAAGCGTTATCAGGAGACGCCACAGCGCAAAGAGTCATAGAATCTTTTGATAAGCTAAGAGCAGGAGCACAAAGGTTTGCTCAGGAAACAGCTAAAGGATATGAGACTTTAAGAAAATATGATGACGCAATTATAAATTTAAAAGAAAGAATAGGAAATCGAAAATCAGGGAATAACACCGATGGTTTAATAGATGATTTTAAAGCGGGCATACCCTCTGGTTCTGGATCTGACAACAATACTCCTCCCGGCAAACCAAAAGAGGCTGATGTTTCAAGATATTACCAGAGTATCGGGAATCTGGAAAAAGCTCACCTTGCGGAAATATATCAAAATGAACAGGCAGCAGTTGCCAATGCTCAGCTTATGCTGCAGCAGAAGATTATTAGCGAACAGGAATACCAATCAGCTTTAATTGCAATTAGAGAGGAATCAAGACAGCAGGAAGTGATTGCGGAAGCCACTGCATGGCAGGAGAAAGCTGCAGCATCTGAAAGATACTACAGGGCCCGCCTTGGAATGGAGTCTGCAGTATGGCAGGGGACTGCTTCAATTGCTCAAGCCGGTGCATCCCTCATGAACGAAAAGAATAAAGCCCTTTTTATGGTGGGTAAAGTATCAGCTCTTACTAATATAGCTATGAATACTGCTGAAGGCATAACAGCCGGGTATAAATGGGGTCCCTTCATAGGATCTGCTAATGCTGCTATGCTAACTGTGCTGGGAGCAGTTCAGGCTAAAAATATACTAAAACAGAAACCTCCCGAGCCTGCGAAATTGAAAAAACCCGAAATAGAAGTTCCTACTCTTCCTTCTTATGCTGTGGGCGCATGGGATATTCCCCGGGATCATGTAGCTCAAATACATAAAGGTGAAACAATACTCCCGAAACCTTTTGCACAGGAATTCAGAGAAAAGACTGAAGGGAAAACAGACACCTCTCCTTCAATAGTGATAAATGTTCAGGGCTCAATCATTGATACTCAAGGATTATTAGACATTGTTGATGATGCCCAGGAGCAGAAAGCCCGGACTATGGGTGCTACTAAATATACTTTTCAATCAGCATATTAAGAGAGGAATTAAATGTTAGTTAATGAATTACATATAGATGATTATCTAAAAATAGAATATAATGAAAAGAACAACAATGAAGTTAATCTTCTTGAAGCTGTTGGAGCAACTGATAATCCTGATTTAAGAACTTTAGACTTTGAACCTGATAACACCAATTCAATATTTGTTCATAAATCTGGGAGTGATGTTTCAGGTGATGGAACAATTGAAAATCCATATAATACTGTCCAGAAAGGTATTGATTCAACAACTTCTTCAAAACCAAATGTTGTTATAAATGACAGTGGTCTTTATGAAGAACAATTAAGTATTCCTGCTGATAGTGAATGTAATAGATTAGTAGCTAATTTAGGATTTATGCCTATTATAACCCCGCCTGAAAATTTAGAAGATATTAAGTTCAATCAAAGTGTTATAAGTGTAGGTGGATTAGCTAAAGATGGTTCAGGGAATTATAATAAAACAATAGATGCTATAGCACTTGAATCACCTTTTACAATTACACATGCAAACTCACCAATGCTTATATCTAATGGAAATTTTGCAGTTATATATTATAGAATAAATATAATAGATACTGATCATAGGGTTTATCAATTAAGATTAAGAATTTATGATTCAACTTTATCTTATCCTTTATCTGACAAATTGGTTCAAGAGAAAGATTTAGATGCTTCAAGTATTGGTGGAACATGGGATACTTATGATTTCTACTGGCAACTAATGCTCGAAGATTGTATGGTTTTATATTATCATTCTTCAAGATCAGCAGATTCTAAATTTTGGTATATAGCTTTATGGATTGATTTTGATGGAAATATAATAAAAGAAGATGTTAAACTTTCAACTGTTGGTTTAAGAGTATGGAATAACACAGGTTTTAAACCTTACTTAATAAAAGATAATTATTTTGCAGTAAGAGAGAGAACTGGAACATCTGATAATGAAGATATTAAAATATTTAACGGTACTACAGAAATATTAACAATTCCTTATTCAATTTATAAAGTATGTTATTTTAAGGGTATTGATGATAATGATGTTTTCTTTGATTCAACAACACATTTAATAAAAGCAAATATTATAACTAAGACAATAACTGCCGAAACTTATGCTAATTTAAGTTCTCTTGATTCTTCTTTTGTGTCTTTATCTTGTTGTGGAATATTTAAAATACCTGATGGGAATTATTTAATTAGTTTAACTGCTGATAAAATACATGAAGTAGAAGCTATTCCACCAACTTCGATTGTAAAAACTGTTGATTCTGGTACTAAATGGGGAAGTGATTTAAGATTTAATCCATATTATTATAATATATCAGAAAGCAAAGTTCTATTTTACGGTAGCAATAGTTCTCATGATAAGTTATATATTTTAGATTTACCAAGTTGGAACAATACAGATCAAGAAGGTTTTGTTTATGATGAATTAAGTTTAATTTTAATAAATATAGATCTTTTAAATTTCATGAGAGGAAGTGTTGGTCTTACAGGTTTATATAAATTATTTCCTCTAAAAGATTATAAATTTTCGTATAATTTTGGTGGTTATAAATGTGAAATTAATTCAACCCCTTTTAGATTTTATGAATTATTTGATATAGCTTTATTCAAAACTGATAAAACAATAACTCTTGATGGATTCACTTTTGACCTTAATAAAGATGGAAGAATCAGACAAGTCTTAAAATCAAAAGGTGATTTAATATTAAAAACCTGTTCTTTAAAAAATGGTTATAACGATAATCATGGATTAAAATTCCCTAATTATATCTTAAATAAAACTGATGGAATGGATATTGATATTAGTTATAGTTCTTTTGAGAACTTTGATAATGGTATATCTTGCACTGTTGGAGACTTTAAATTAAACAGAAGTAAAATAGCAAGGGTTTTAAACAGTGAAGCAATTAAAGTTGGATCTACTGAATATACTTATTATGAATTAGCGAAAGATGAAGATGCAGTAGGAAGTGGACATTGGAGCAACATCACTGATACTTTGGTTTCTGGAACTTCAACTGCATTAGGAACAGGTTTAGCAAATTCAAATTTAATTATCAATCAAGTCGGACACACATCAAGTGGAGCTAATTTAGCTTTAGCTTATGAGAAAAATGGTTATACTGATTGGTATTTACCCTCAAAAGATGAATTAAATCTTATTCTTAATTTAGGAACAATAACTGATTATGGGTATGATAAAGTTTATTGGTCGTCTTCTGAAGAAAATGCCACAACTGCTTGGATATTAAGTAACAGTTTAGCCCCCGATTATTGGTATGCGGATGTAAAAACTAAATTTACATTTAGATCACTTCCAATGAGAAATTTTAATTCTTATGCTGATTATGCTATTGGTGATGTTGGTCCTGGTGGCGGTTATATTGTTGGTAAATATGAAGTAGGTTCAGGAACAATTGAAATAGACCATAATACAATTTTCAAAAACTTTAAAGGAATTAAAATAAATGGGAACAATGCTGAAACGACTACTGCTAAGAATAACATCTTTCATGCTAATAGTGACTATGACTTAGAAGTAGAAAATGAAATAACTATTTATAATACATGTTATACTGATGAAATGAATAATGTGTTAATAGATTCAACTTGTAGAAATGCTAATCCATTATTTATTGATGAAGGTATTGAAAATGTTAATCTGACTAATCTGAATTTGAAATCAAGGGCTTTAGGTTTTCCTTCAAATTCACCCGCTGTTGAATTAGCTGAAGAAGGGAAAGATTCAGGTTGTTATAATGTAGAGTATGTTTTTGCACCTTATACTTATGATTCTTTCTTTATACCTAAACCAAAGAAAATCGGGATCAGTTATATCCCGGTAAATCCAGTTGAAACTATAATGCAAGACGGGACTTATGATATTTCTGTTGAAGCATTCCAGCAAGTAACTGAATTAGAATATTCTTCACTCAAACAAAATTACATTAAAGATATATTAAAACTCTCTATGATAGGAGGAGATGTCCGTCTTTACTATATGCCATTGTCTAATCCTGATAAATTTGAAAAATGTAAATTTGTTTATAAGGATCTGGATCTTGCGAATGATTTATATAAACTCAACCGGGCCGGGATTAAAGGAATTTCATTAAAATTTATTAGAAAGTTCACTATTGATGAGTTGGAGTAGATAATGATACAAGTATATATAGATGATTATTTAATCCCCGATTCTGATATTATAAAAATAGAAACTGTTTCTCAGGAAAGGCTTTCTTTTAGTTTTTCAAATATCATATCAGCTAAGATGTCAATAGATCTCAATAATATTGATAGAACAAAATATGATGAAGAAATTCAAGGGAGCTTATTATTTAACAATTGGTTTGATAGAAACATCAGATTATATGATACACAGTATAAAATAACTACCTGGAACGGTAGAATTAAAAACCTCAAAAGAGATGATAAGAAGAAAACATTAGCAATTGAAACCAGCAATTTCATTAAAGAAATTGTAGATACTAATTGCATTCATAGTTCCGGGGTTTTGAGTGATAAAACACCTTCCGAAATCATATATGAATTATTATCTTTAGTAGTTGGAATACCGGAATATGCAATCAATAAAGAATCTTTTGATATAGCCCACGCTATTCAAGCAGCAAACAGTGGTTATATTTTGATTCAATATGATACCGCGAGTAATATTAAATGTTCTTCAGTCATTTCAGAAATATTAAAAATAACATCATCATTCCTATACACAAAGAACAATATAATTTATTACAAACCTTTTGTTCTTTATAATGGTGAAGCCAATTTAGAAATTACAGAATCTGAAATTGTTTCTAATGCTCTTTCGACAGGGTATAATACAGATAATATATTTAATGATTACTATATTGCATATTTAGACTCAGAGTCTAATGTTAATTTCTTAATCCCGCAAACACTCCCGGAACATATAGGGCTGTCAAGACAGATGTATGGGACGAAACAATTCATTGTACCTGATAAAGATCAGAAAAGCACATCTTTAAATGATTATCGGATATTGTTTAAATCTATTGATTCTGCACAGTATTTCGGGGATCTTATCATTGAAAGATCATTCAATAAGAAGAAAGAGATTCAATTTAATCTTTCTAAAAAGCTGATTGATAAAGTTTATTTAAACACACATATTGATGTTAGTTATATGAACTGGATTCGGGAACCTCTTAGAGTTGTCGAGAGAAAGATTCAAAAAAATACAATAGAAATTAAAGCCGAAATGCTGAACTATCCTTATGAGTATGTTCAAAGACATACTATTCCACCTGAAGCTGTTGAAATAGTAAATGTATTCAGTGTTGAAGATACTTTAGTTTTAAAATTCACTCAAACAAATATTTCTGCTGATTTAATAGATGAATATATGATTTATTTTTCTGAAAATATTTATGAGTGGGATAAACATTTCTGCAATCAGGGAATATCACCTTTAACACTTAGAAATTATGATATTGTTGATGGTTATATTTTAGCAACTTTTACTGGTTTTAATATAAATAAAGATTATTATTTCAAAGTAAAAGTCAAAGACCTTTATCGGAATGTCAGTAAAGATTCAAATATTGTTAAGTATAATCATTATATAAACTCTTTTGAAAATGCTTATAGAACAGAAGGACATATTTTAAAAGGTATTTATATAACACCTGATAATCCTTTTTCAGGAACTGCACCTGATTTTTCAAAGTATGATTCAATGGATTATGATGAAGGAAATCATTCTCCTGTTTATGGTGAATATATAACCCAGGTCTTTAAGAGTGAAACGGGTTTTAAGAACTTCACTTTCTTTACTAAATACTTATCCAGAAATGATTCAATCAAAATCTTTAAGAGAACACAGAATGAAGATAATTCTTTTAATGAATGGGGAGAATATTATTTAATCAATGGTGAAGAAGTTTTAGATACTGAAGGGGCTAAAAGAATTCAATTCAGGTTCTGGTTTAATGTTCCCTTATTAGGTTCTAATGATTTAATCTATATAACAAATTATGAGGAAATATAAATGAGTTTTCAAAACATACCAATAAGAAGCGGTGATGATTTAAACAGTTCAACTGATATTAATCAACTTATGGAAAACATAAGGGTTTTATCAGGCAACGGAACTTTAGCACCTGAGAAGAATTTAACAGAATTGAAAGATGAAGCTTCAACATTAAGAAATGAACATGATACACTTAAAAGTGATTTTGATAATAAAAGAACCGGTGCTGTTGTATTAGGAGGATTTGATTATTCTGCTTACGCTAATACTCATACTGGAAATTATGTAGGGGCAATTAAAAAGGCATCAACATATACTGGTAAGATATATAGTCTGGGGATGCTGTTATCTTCTTCTCCTGTCGGGTCTAAAATTAAAATGGCTATTTACTCAGATACGGGCGGACAATACCCATATCAACTTTTAGGAAAGACTGAAGAGTTTATAGTCCCTTCTTTTACAGGACTATTTGAAACACCAATTATTATGGATTTAGATGAACCGGTAGAAGTTGTAAGAGGAAATGTATATTGGGTTACATTTTTATCAGATCAAACACTAACTATATATTCAGCACATTCAACTGGAAGAGTCAGTTTAGGGTTATATTATTCAAGATCATATAGTTTAGAATTTGAAGATACCTTCCCTTCAGGCGGTACTGCCACTCATCCTTTTAGACTTGGGGGGATAGCATAATGAGTTATACACACATACCTACAAGAACCGAAAATGATTTAAACTCTTCTGCTGATGTTAATCAACTTATGGAGAATATAAAAGTTATATCAGGGAATGGAGAACAAGCCCCTGAAAAGACTATAACTGAACTTTTAGCTTATGTTATAGATTTACAAGAAAGATTATTAGAAGCTGAAACTGAATTAAGTGATTTTAGACCTGCTAAGTTATTTCAAGTTCAACATAAACTTTCAGGGGCTACTGGTTCTGGAACTTTTACTGCCGGTGCCTGGAGAGATAGACCACTTAATCATGTTGCGATAAATGAAATCACAGGTGCTTCTTTTGATTCATTAACTTCAAAGATAACACTACCTGCTGGTAAATATGAAGTCAGTGGTGTTAGTTATGCTTTTTATTGCAATGCTAACACAGCAAGACTTTACAACATAACTAAAGATGAAGTTATAATTATTGGAACAGCTGGTTTATCTTATCCAGCAGGGGGATATAATAATTCAGGTAGTGAAATATATGGGAGGTTTGAATTGACAGAAGAAACTGAAATTCAACTTCACCACTGGTGTCAAACTACAAGAACTACAGATGGTTTTGGTTATAGAAATGTAGCTTGTATTGATGATACTGATGCAATTTACGCAGATTTTAAATTCTGGAAAATAGGTTAAAATATGAGTTATATACCAATACCTACAAGAACAGAAAATGATTTAAACTCTTCAGCAGATATAAATCAGTTAATGGCTAACATAGATTATCTTAAAGAGAGATTAGAAAACTATCCCTTAGAAAACTTATATACTATTGGAGAAAGATATATTCAACTTCCAGAACCTGATGGAACATTCAGTTCTGCTAAATCCCCTGAATTTAAATTTGGTGGTGAATGGGCTTGTATTTTTGATGAAGAAGGTGTGTTTTTCAAAACTGAAGGTCATGAGCCAACACAATATTATAAAGCTGATTCTGCTGGAACTCCTACATTAACCCCTTACAGAAATGCTAATGGATTAGCAGAAGATAAAATTCAATATATCACAGGGGATTTGAGAATATGGGGAGCAGCTGCAGGACCAAGTTCTTCTTATGGAACAGGGCAAGTTAGATTTATCCAAAATACAGGAAACAGGTATAGTTCAGGAGTGGGTGGGAATGCACCTTTATTCACAATAAGCCCGATATATTCACCATACAATAAATCAACTTCCGATTTAGATGGGAGAACAGAGCCAACAAATAGACTTATGAGAATATGGGAAAGGGTAGCATAATGAAATATATACTGTTAAAAGATAACAAACTTACAAAACTTGTAGCTTCTCAAAAATCCAGAACCGAATTAAATCAAGTTCTTCAATCTTTATATGATTATGATACTATTCTTGAAGTTCCTGAAAACTTTGAAACAAGAATTGGAGCTGATATAAATGAATATGATGGAAACCTTAAATATAAATCAGAAGAACAAAGAATTATTGAAGGTTTTCTTCCTGTTCCAGAAGGCTATGAAATTAAAGATGGGAAAGTTCAAGAGATTAAAGAACCTGAAAAGACACCTGAAGAAATAAGGATAGAGCAAGCAGAAGAAAACCGCCTAAGGATACTGGATGAAGCACAAGCAGAAGCAGAAGAGCTGTTGGGAAAAACACTAAATCGTATAGCAATAGAAAAATTGGTGGAAGAAAAAAATGGAAACCTTAGAGATACCAGTATTCAATAACATTATCAAAGACATCTCTCCTCGAAAGATCCCTGAGTCCGCACTACAGGATGGAATGAACATTCTCTTTGAGGATGGGTATCTCAGGGACAGGTACGGAACCTACTCTTTTTCTTACGAATTCACTGACCCTATTAAAAGAGTTGGGCTATTCAGGAAAATGTTTAATGACATCAAATACCTGATAGTCTGTACCACCAAGGACATATACGCATACAGCGAGACTGACGGGACATTTAATATTATCACAAGGAATTATAAAACAGGAACCGTAACTTCCTCGGGGACTGCGGTAACCTTGACCGGAGGAGTGTGGGATAATACTGAGTGGAGTAAACAAAACTTATATCAAATATCTTTTGACTCTGATGACCCCAACCTTTGTACCACATGGCATTTAGTTGCAAGTATAAATTCCGCTACAGAGATAGCCTTAAAGACTGCTCCTGCTGCGGATGTAACAGACTCCGTGTACTGTCTTAGACTGTGCTACGATGGTTCTGAAGATGACTCATGGAGCCTTGTATATCCTTATGACGAAGATCTTGATGAAGCGGTAATGTTAGCTACCAACAGTAAGGACTTTGTACAGAGATGGGACGCTACAGGACAGTGTGTTAATCTATCCTCATACACAAACTTCTGTAAGCACCTTGCCTACTGGGGAACAGGATCTGGAAATCATGTAATAGCTTCAGGGATCTTTGATACAGGTACTGGGTACTGGAATAAGAACGCCATGGAAGTATGGGATTCAGGACAGCTGTCAATGCTGGATGGAGCTACATACGCCCTGTATGACAATATTTCAGAGATTGTTGGGGTACTTCCACTTGGAGCAGACGGGATTGTAATCTATAAGCCGAACTCTATTTCCCTGGGGAATATAACATATTCAGGGGATCCGGCAGATCCTATAAGGATACAGGAGAACTTCAAGAGGAACATAGGGGTCCCCTGTATAGACGTAGTGGGGGTACTTGAATCTTTCCACATCTTCTTCAACGGACGGAATATCTATATGTTTGATGGGATACAGGAAAGACTTGTCGGGGACGGCAACTCAAGCTATATAGCCAACAACATAAATAAGAATAGGATCAACAGGAGCTTTTGTATATTGATCCCGGAGAAGAATTTCTATCTCCTATTCGTTCCATGGAAAACTTCAGAGAACCCTAACCTTTGTATAGTCTATAACTATAAAGAGAATTCATTCTCCTACTGGATGTTTAAAAACAGTGAGGGAGAAGAGATGGAAATAACCTCCAAGGGGTTGTTCAAAAAAAGTTACA